GGTACTGACTTGCCCGCCGCTGCAAGCAAGCTGGCAGAAGCCTTCGCAGGGTCTGCGAAGGGCGCAAGATCTTTGGAAGATTCCCTCGGGACGCTCAGCGCAGCGCAACTGCTCAACATTGAGAACATGGTCGAAATGGGCGACAAAGCAGGCGCGCAGGCGGCTCTGCTGTACTCACTCAGGCAGGCCACGAAAGGACTTGCGAGTGAGGCGATGACGCCGCTCGGCAAAGCTACAGACGACTTGAGCAATGCCTGGGATCGGTTCACTAAGGCTTTGGGTAATTCCCAAGGTATCCAGGCGGCAAAGAGCGGGCTGGTATGGTTCGTCGGGAAAGTTGCCGAGCTGATCGACGTTATGGCGCAGATGAAACCTCCCCCATGGGTGAGGTCTCTCCCGGGTATCGGTCCTCTCTTCAATTTCGTTACTCCCATGCCTCCTCAAAGCGGCGGCAGCCGTACGGCATCCGGGAAGGTCAGATATCCAGAAGAGGAGGCGGCTGATCAGCAGGCAAAAGCTGCGTTGGAGGCAACTCAGTCTTTTGAGACCCAAGCTTCCGCGATGGAGAGGCTAAAAGGTGTTGCGAAGCAGGCGCAAGATGCCCTCAAGGCGTTGGAAGAGCAGAACAAAGGCACCAGCGTAGAAGCCAATACCTTGCGTGATCGTATCGCGGGTGTCAATGAGAGATTGGCTGAGATGGCGAAGAGGGGCAACGTCAGTGTCGGCGTTCGCGCCAATGCCAAGCCGCAAGCCCAAAAAGATACGGAGGACCAAGCAAAGCTGGCGGTCGAGCGTGCCGGTTTGTTGCCGGAGTTTGCTCAAGAGTGGGAACTGCTGAACAAGCAGTACCGCGAGAGCACGCTAAGCATGGAGCAGCTCGAAAAGAAGCAGGCTGAACTGCTGGCGAAGCAGCCCTTCATGATCGCGAAGGAAGCCGACGAGCTTAAGGCGCTGACTCAGCAGCGCCAGAACGCAGCTGATGTCCGAAACAAGGACTACGCCAGTGTTGAAGCGTATATGGAGTCTGAAAAGCAGCTTGGCGTGCAAACGGTGAAGGCCATTGAAGGCCGCATTGCGGCCATGGAATTGGAGGAAAAGGCCGCCAGCATGGCCGCTGCACAGAACATCACGTTGGCGGAAGCCATCAAGCGCGTGAACATCGAGCGCTTGACAGCCAAGCGAGACGGCCCCACAGGACTGACCGAGGGTTCTCCTGCGTACGAGCAGGCCACCAAGGAGACCGATGCGCTGACTCGAGAGGCTGACCGCATCAATGCCAACGACCGCAATGCCAAGGCGCGCGATAGCGAGAAGAAGGCGCAAAAGGATTTTGAGCAGTGGTCGAACAACCTCACCAGTGGCGTCAGCGATTCGCTGGTCACGGCCATCTTCGAAGGCGGCGAGAAGGGCGGTGAGCAACTGCGCAAACAGCTGCAGGATTCGCTGATTAAGCAGCCGCTGAAGATGTTCATCAACGCGGGTGTCAACTACGGCATGCAAGCGTTGGGTGGGTTGTTCGGGATGGGTGGCGGTGCGCCTGGTCAATTGGGCGGCGGGGGCGGCGGTGCGTTGGGCACCATTGGAAGTGTGGCCAGCCTAGCGCAGACGGGTTACAGCGCTTACACCGGCACGGGCATATTTGCCAGCGGTGCTGGCGGGGCCGGTGGCGGTTTGAGCAGCATGATGTCTGCCATGGGGCCGGCTGCGGCGTACATGGCAGTGGCGCTCGCCGTCATCAACGTGCTGGGCGGTATGCGTTCGGAACGCATGATTGGTTCGGGCCTTAAGGGGACGCTGGGTAACGGCTCCAAGTTGGAGCCTTGGGAAGAATGGAGAGAGGGTGGAACGCTGGCCAGCGGTCCAGACTTCAGCACGCACAACCCGCTTGAGACGATCGAGCAGTACAAGAAGAAAATCAAGGAGCAAGAGGCACTGGGTGAGCTGGCCAATCTGCAGAGCTTGCAGATTTACCAGACAGTTCTTGCGAATTTGCAAAATGACCATGCCGACCTTCTTGCAACGGTGGGCAAGCAAGACCGTGCCATTCAAAGCGGCTATGAGGCCTACCGCAAAAACGTAGTCGACATGGCCAACACTGTGGGGCTTGCCGGCGACAGCCTCAAGACCTTTGCCTACACGCTGGATCAGCAAGACCTCAATTTCAAGGATCTCAAACCCGAGGAAGTACAGGAAAAAATCGCGGCCGCGTATGGCAAGGCCGGAGTTGCGATGGCCAGGGAATTGCTGGGCGAGGGGAAGCCGGTAACGGAAACGCGAACCAATGTCACAGCACACGAAAACAGCACGGGTGAAAAGGAGTATTCCTACACGTCGGCGGAGGAGACCACCACCCGCATGGTGTATTTCTCCAGCCAGTACGCGCTGGCCGGCGAGACTGCCTACGAAACACTCGAGCGACTGGCTACCAACTTTCACACATTGAATGAGGCTGCCGACGCCCTGGGCTTTGGTATTCAACAGGGGAGTTTGGCACTGGCGGATTTTGCGGCCGATTTCATTGAAGCTTTTGGTGGGCTGGAGCGGTTCACGGCAAGCACCAACGCCTTTCTCCAGAACTACTACAGCGACGAAGAGCGCCGTGATTACATCGCTCGCAGCGGCTCGCGTCGGTTGGAAAAGCTGGGTATCAATATCTCTGCGGAGCAGCTTCTCGATGCGACCGGAGAGGACGTCAAGAACGCTGTCAATTCAACGTCTACTAACCCCGCGCTGTATGCCGATGTAATGGACGTCGCCAACTTCATCGCGTCGTTGTACCAGGTCTCTGCACAAGCGGCACCAGCGGTCGAGAACCTCTCCAACGCTGTGGACGAGCTGACGCAGAAGTTCAATGGTGCCAAGGAGGCATTACTCAATGACGCCAAGTCACTGTCGGTCGATTTGCTGCGTGCCCAAGGCAAGGAAGGCGACGCCAAGGCGCTGGAGCGCCAGCAGTACCTGGATGGCTTCGTCGATGAGCACGGCAACAAGCTGGACGAAGGGCGTCTGCAGCAGTTGACTACGTTGTACGACGGGAACGCTGCGACTCGCCGCGCTATCGAGGTTCAGAACGAGCGCAATGGCTTGCAGGACGAACTCAATGCACTGACCGACGATGCAACCCAGGCGCTGACCCGCCAGCGCGACGCATTGGACGAAAGCAACCGCGCTCTGTTCGACAACGTGCAGGCCATCAAGCTGCAAAAGACCATTGCAGATGAGCTGCCCGGCGTTGTCGACAAGTACCTGAGCCCTGCGCAGCGCCGGCAGTCGCAGTACGACAAGGTCACGGCCGATCTGAATGCCGTGGGGATCAAGGTCAGTGCCGAGCAGTTGATGGGCTTGAGCAGGGCCCAGATTGGCAGCGCTGCGATGGACATCTACAACACGGCCGGCGTGCCGGACGAGGCACGCCTGGCCGTGGTGCGTGCCGCTGGTGCCTTGGCGGACCTGAAGAACGCCGATGTGGACACGGCCTTTGCTGCGCTGGAGCGCGCGGTGGATGCGCAGCGCAAGGTGCTGGACGAGGCCATCACCGAACTCACGTCGGTGTTCGAGACCGCCCGTGACGCGGCGAAGACACTGTTTGGCGAGGTGGAGAGTGCGGTGCAGTTCCAGGGGGATGAGGGCCGTGCCTTTATCAGCAATGCCCTGGCCGTTGCGCAGAGCACGGGGTACCTGCCGGACAGTGAGAAATTCTCCAAGGCAGTCAGCGATGCCACCGGTGCGCTGGGCCAGCAGATGTTTGCCACGCAGGCCGAGTCCGACTACCAGCGCCTGGTGCTGGCCAATGAGCTCAAGGGTCTGCAGGACATCAGTGGCGATCAGTTGGAGAAGGCGAAGGACGAGCTCGAGTATCTTGATGAGCAACTGGCAGAGCAGCGCAAGCAGATCGATGTGCTCAACGGCATCGACCTGAGCGTGCAGAGTGTGGCGGGCGCCATCAGTGCCCTGGGCACGGCCATGAATGGCGCGCGCTCCGCCACGACCCTGGGAGGGGCCGGCCTGGCCGCCTATGACAAGGAGCTGGGCGTTGGGCGCAACGCTGCGGGCACGCTGTTCCAGCGCGACGACATCCGGCTGGCGGCCAGCAACGCCCTCGAAGCGGGGGCCAATCCGCGTGACATCTACAACGTCATCAAAGGGAGTGGTTTCACCCTTGCGCAGGCGGGGGTCATCCTCGGCACGGAACCTGGCAGCCTGGAAGACTTTGCGCGCGAAATGAACTGGCCCGTGTTCCACCGCGGCACGCGCAGGGTGCCGCGCACCGGCTTTGCCCTGCTGCAGCAAGGCGAGGCGGTGATTCCCGCTGCCTACAACCCCTTTGCCGCCGGCCGTGGCTGGGGCAACAGCAAAGACATGCTGGCCGCAATGGAAGGCGTGCGTGCAGAACTGATCGAAGTGCGGCGGCAGAACGATGCGCTGCAGCGTGCTGCCATGCGCACCGCCGATGCCGTCAACGGGCGGCCCGAGGCCCCCATGCTTGTGGAGAGCGTTTAAACATGAACATCATCGACAACATCACCATCACCGACACCATGATCGGTGCCGGCACCACCATTGCCGAGCCCTCGGCGGGCGAGACGGCATGGGCCTCTGGCGTGGCCTATGCGGTGGGCGACATCCGCATCCGCACGGCAACGCACCGCAAGTACAAGTGCGCAGCCGTGCACACCAGTGCGGCGACGCCGACGCCCGAGAACGATGGCACGCGCTGGGTGGACATCGGCCCCACGGACCGCATGGCGCCGTTCGACATCTACACCAGCACGCAGGCGACCGCTACCGGCAGCCTGACCTATGTGCTCAAGCCGGGGTACTTCAACAGCCTGGCGCTGTATGGGCTGACGGGCGCGCAATACAGCGTGACGGTGCGCGATGCGCCGGGCGGGGCGGTGATCTACGCGCGCTCGGGCTTTCTGGTGGACGACCCGCTGGGTTGGTACGAATACCTCTTCACCACCGCGCGACCGGTGGGCAAGCTGGTGTTCACCGGCATCCCGATCCGCCCTGCGGCCGAGCTCACGCTGACCCTCACGGCCGCTGCGGGCCAGCCGGTGGGCATCGGGATGATCGTCATGGGCGACTACATCCCCCTCATCAGCGATGAAGCGCAATGGGGCGGCACCCAGTACGGCGCATCGGCCGAGCCGGTGACCTACAGCTACATCAAGACCAACGACGACGGCACCACCAGCATCGTCAAGCGCCATAGCGCCACCAACCTGAACGCCAGCGTGGTCATGCCGCGCGAGCACGCAGACGCGGCGCTCAAGACCCTGCAGCGCGTGCTCGACCGGCCTGTGGCCTTCTTCGCTACGCCCTCCAGGGGCTACGAGGGCCTGAACGTCTTCGGCATTGCTTCCTCCTCGCCCGTGGGCTACGACAGCTTCGGGCACGCCTCCATCAACATCAACGTGAAAGGGCTCATCTGATGCCAACCAATCCTCCGAACATCACCGCGCTGCCCAGCCCACCGGACCCGAATGATCGCAGCACGTTCAATGCACGCGCTTACCCGTGGAGCGTGGCGCAGCAGACGCTGGCGACTGAAGTGGCCGCGGTGGCTGCCAATGTGAAAGGGAATGCGGATGAGGCTGTGGCCGCCGCAGTGTCCGCGCAGGAGGCGGTGACCGATGCCGATCTGGCCGCCGCCGCGGCACTGGCCGCTGCGGCCAGCGCTATCAACGCACCCGGCAGCCAGGCCACCAGCGCCAGCAGCCTGACCATCGGCATGGGCAGCAAGGCCTGGGTGCTGGACCAGGTGGGCAAAGCCTTCGCGATTGGGCAGCACTTTATCCTGGCTCGCTCTGCGAATGCGCTGATTCAGATGAGCGGCATTCTGGAGACCTTCAATCCGACCACTGGTGCGTGCACAGGCACTATCACCGCTGCCCAAGGCCCTGCCGGGCCTCACACCGATTGGGTAATGAGCCTGGGCGTCATCGCGCCCGGCGTCACCCCTGACGTGGTGCGCGAGCAGCGCAGTGCGAATACCGCGTTCACCCAGGCCGACAAAGGCAAGGTCATCGAATACACGGCGGGCGGCTTCACGCAGACCTTCGGCGCCATGTTGGCGGGCTGGCACATCGAGGTGGTCAACAAGGGCACGGGCGATGTTGGCATCACCACGGATGGGGTCACGTACAAGATCTACCCCTTCGAGCGGCGGCGGCTGGAGTACGACGGCGCCACGGTCACCTCGACCGTGCTGCAGAGCTACTACAAGGTGTTCACGGCATCGGAGACCTGGATCAAGTCGCCTGGCTACTCGCGCCATGGTGGCTGGCTGTGGGGCGCAGGGTCTGGCGGCCAGGTGTGGACGGACAGTTCCAGCCAGTGGCTGCGCTATGGTGGCAGTGGCGGCGGGTGCATGCCCTTTGAGTTTGAGGTGAGCGTGCTTCCCGCGTCTGTGGCCATCACCCTGGGGGCAGGCGGCCTGTACAGCACCACCTCGACCCGCAATGCCGGGGGCAATTCGACCTTTGGAACTCTGGTAACGGCCATTGGATCAAGCTCGTCAGTGACTGTGACCGGTGGGCTGGACCCGGTCACCGTGAACGGCGCCAACACGCTAGGGGTCGGGCTCCGATCTCCATATGACTACCGCAATGCCAACAACAATATTGCATATGTCGGGTTGAGCGCGGAATGGGCTGGCGGCCAAGGTGCCGTGGGGCGAAATCTGATAGGAAACGTGACCACAGGGGCGAGTGGCGGTGATTCCATCTGGGGTGGCGGTGGCGGGGCCTGCTCAGGCACCAGCAGCAGCCCGGGGGCAGGTGGCAAGTCGCAACACGGCGGCAAGGGTGGTGACGCGGCCACTCCCGCGGGCACGGCACCTGGCGGTGGCGGTTACGGTGGGCCTGGTGGCAACGGCGCTCGTGGTGAGTGCCGCACCTGGGGCGTGATCTGATGGGGTGTGAGCGCCATCTGCGGCGTAGTCATCTGTAAGCGCTACAACTTGCGGGAGAGCCTGCGGTTCGTGCTGCCCCTCATGCCCCAAGACCCTGACGCGCTGTTCTGTGCTGAAGCACCGGGCGCTTCCCTCGCATGGCATAAGCCCGAGCGATACGGGCCCAACGGGGCCGCATCGCTGCCTTGCACCATGTACCCATAACCCGCCCCGTGCGGGTTTTTTTACGCCCGACGAAAGCGAGCAAGCATCCATGAAAAACGAAACCATCGAAGCCCTCGGCGCCACGGGCAGCAAGACCATCGTGACGGGCGCGGGGCTCACCAGCTTTGGCTGGATCACGTCCAACGAGTTCCTGGGCCTGGTGGGCGCCGTAGTGGCCGTGGCGGGCCTGGTGATCACCTGGTACTACAAGCGCGAGGCCAACCGGCGCCATGCACGGGAGCACGAGCTGCGCATGGCGCGGCTGCGCCGAGGCATGGACACGCCGGATACCGACCTCGCCGAACAGGGGGTGGACGAATGAGCGGCCCTGCTGATGTTGCTGCTGCCGACCGCGGCGGTCTGCGCTACTTTCCTCACCTAGTGGGCTCGCTCGCGCTGGCCAGCGCCGGGGTGCTCACCTTCCTGGGCCAGTGGGAGCCCGATCCGCGCGACCCTGGCCTGGTCTATGCGGACCAGCTGGCCGGCGGCCTGCCCACGGTGTGCAAGGGCATCACGCGGCATGTGACGAGCACGCCGGTGGTCGTGGGCCAGCGCTGGACGCCTGCGCGCTGCGCGCAGGAAGAGAGCGCTGCCATCGAGGCGCTGCAGCTGCGCCTGTCCCGGTGCTTCACGCGGCTGCCGCCGCAGAGCGTGTTCGACATGGCCACCAGCCATGCCTGGAACAACGGCGTGGGCAACACCTGTGCGAGCCAGGCCATGGTGGCCTGGAACGCGGGCGACTGGGCGCTGGGTTGCCGGCGGCTGGGTGTGTCGGACAGTGGCAAGCCGGTGTGGAGCTATGTGCGCACCGGCCGCACGCTGGCCGATGGCCGGCCCGAGATGCGGTTTGTACAGGGCCTTGCCAACCGGCGTGCGGCCGAGACGGCGGCCTGCCTGGAAGGGCTTGTGCAGCTGCAGGAGCACAGGCCATGACTGAGGTGGTGGAAATCGCCCTGGGCATGGTGCTGCTCACCATGCCAGCCACGCCCCAGCCCGTGACCTACACGGCCACATCGGGCGCCACCGTGCTGGGCTACAGCAGCGTGGCGGGCTGGGTGCCTGCGGAGCAGTGCTTCAACCGTTGCCGCACTGCTGCGAACGAGCCTGTGCCGCTGCTGCGCGGCGAGTTGTCGCTGGCCGATATGGCCGACCTGAACATCGTGATTCGCCGCGATGGTGTTCCGGTCCTTTCGTTCTGGCGCTTTTTCGGCAACGTGCCCGTGGTGTCTGGGGAAGGGGGCTGATGATGGCGCCGCTGCTCATCACCCACACCGCCGCGGTCGTGCTTGGCGCGGCCCTTGCCGCCACCGCCGCCTGGCAACTGCAGGACTGGCGGCTGGGTGGGCAGATCGCCGCCTTGCACGCCACCCAGGCCACCGAGCGCGCACGCGCCCAACAAGCCACCTGGGCGGCCGAGCGCGCCACCGCCATCCGCTACCAAGGAGCCTTGAATGAAGCACGCACCCGTGAAGCCGCTTTGCAGCGCGATGCTGACCGCGCTCGCGCTGAGTCTGACGGCCTGCGCGAGCAAGCCGCCGACGCTGCCCGCCGCATTGCCAGCGCTGCCCCCGCCGCCGTCGCTGAATACGCCACTGCCGTCGGTGAGCTATTCGCTGACTGCAGCCGAAGCTATCAAAGCCTGGCGCGCAAGGCAGATGGCCACGCGGCTGATGCAAGAGCCCTCAGCGAAGCCTGGCCAGTGACCGCGGGTGACCCTGGCGCAAGCCCTTAGTTGCAGGCGATGGTCGCTGGCGCGCCCGCGATGCCCGCGTAGCGGATCTGGAACGGTTGCGTCAGGTTGATGCTGGAGGGGAAGGCCGAGAACACGGCCTCCTTCTGCGTGGGCGAGGCGATGGTGCCGATGCCCGACCAGCCGCCGGAGGGCGTGAAGAGTGCGGTGCCGGCGTCAAACGTGTACAGCGATACGGCGACCGAGGTGCTGCCTTGCACGAAGAAGAAGCTGCTGTTCAGGAAGTTGGGGTTGTCCGATGCGGCGGTGAGCAGCATGTTGACCTTCTGCGTCTCGGGGTGGCCGCCACGTTGGTCACCTTCACCGGGTAGGTGCTGGTGATGGTCTTGCCCTGCAGCAGCACGCTGGCGGTGAACACGGCGTTCACGTCGGCCGTCTGGCTGGCGGCCAGGAACACACCCTGGGGCGAGATGGTGCCGGCCGATGCGGGCGCCACGCTCCACACGGCCACGGTGGGCGAGGTGCTGCCGTCGGCATTGCGCACAGCGGCGGCCAGGGTGATGGTGCCGCCTTCGCTCACCGTGGTCGGGCCCGAGATCTGCAATTGCGCGGCCGTGCTGGCCGCGACGGCCTCGGGCACGAAGTGCAGGGTCTGCGGGTCCCATTTGAAGGTGACGTCCCATTCGCCAGTGCCCGGCACCTTCAGGCGTTTGACGGTGAAGGTGTCGGTGGCCTCGGTCTGGTAGCCCGAGTTGGTGAGGTCGATGTCGAGCCCTGCCGAAGCGGACAGCGACAAGGTGGTGGCCGCAATCGCGGCGCAGATGGTTCTGGGTGATGCCCTCATGAATGAAATCCCTTGTTATCAGTGGTTTTGGGTGGCGGGATCGCAGCTGCCCGGGCCCGCCGGCCTGCAGCGCCTGTCGTATTTGCGCCAAGCCATGCAGGCCTCTCGCCGGGGCGTTTTCCGAGGCGAATTTCTTCCTGTCCGCCGTGCCGCTGCATGGTGCCAAACCCAACATCCTTGCGGCTTGCGAGGCCATGCCGCGGCGGCGGTGCACGCATCGCTGCATTTTTTGCAACCCTTGCCGAACCCATGATTCCTGCCATGCATGCAAACAAGCCGTTACACCCTTCTGTTCCCCTGGCTGCGGCCACCGGCGCCCCGGCAGCGACGATGGGCGCGCGCACCATCACCAGCATCCGCGCGGGCGGCCTCAAGTCGCGTGTGGAAAAGCTGTTGCACAGCCAGGCCGGCCAGCCGCTCACGCTGGGCCAGATCGGCGCCGCGCTGGACCTGCCCAAGACCTCGCACCCCGAAATCAGCAGTTGCCTTGCCAAGCTGCGCGAGGCCGGCCGTGTGCAGACCAGCACCGGCCCGGCATCGAGCGCGCGCGGGCGGCGCCAGGTGCAGTGCTACAGCATCCTGCTGCGCCGCGTGGGGGGCGATGTCTGTGTGTCGGAGATGGATGCGCGCCGGGCGCTGGCCATGGCCCGTTGATCACCTGTAGAACGCCCACCAGGAGACTTGGCATGGACATTGAATACGGCAGCGAAGAAGAAAACCTGCACCTCATCGAACTGCAGGCCCCGGGCAACGCGCCCCTGCACGCCGGTGTTTCCGCATCGGGCTTGGTCTACCTGCGCGGCGATCTGCATCCTCTGGGCAGTGCCACCGCCCTCATCAAGGCCGCGTGCGAGCATGTGCCCTATGCGGCGGTCAGCGCAGTGAACGTGCTTTTCCCGGCCGACTGGCTGCGCGGCGAATGCATGCACGATGCGGATCGCCTGCGCGTGATTGCAGCGATGGAGCGTGTGGTGCGCGGGGCAGGGACGGGGGCGGCATGAGCGGTGGCAAGACCCTGCCCCACCTGATGGCCGTGCCCCTGGCCGGCACCTGCCCACCCACTCCCGGGCTGCGCGAGGGAGGAAGCGCTGCCGGCGCACCCGAGGACGGCGTGACGCCTGCCATGGTGCTGCGCGAGCTGGCCGGCATTGCCTTCTTCGACATCCGAAAGCTCTTCAACGACGACGGTAGCCTGAAGCGCGTGCAGGACCTGGATGGCGCCACCGCAGCCGCCATCGCCTCCATCGAAGTGGTGGAGATCGGCCCCGGTGGCCAACTGGAGCTGGGCAAGAAGTTCAAGTCGCCCGAAAAGCTCAAGGCCCTGGACCTGCTGGGCACGCACCTGGGCATGTTCGCCAGGAAGGCCGGCGACGATGCACCCGATCCGCTGCGCAAGGCCTTGGCGCAGATGCCTGCCGAGCGTGCCGAGGGCATGCTGGCGGCACTGGAGCAGGTGAAGTCGATCAAGGAGAAACCGCACGGTGATGCCTGAACTGCCGGATCCGCTCACGCAACTCCCCGAGGCGCTGGCCGACGCCTCCCTCGAAGAGATCGAGGCCATCGAGGGTCTGCTGCGCGACAAGCTGTCGGGCTGGCGCATGCGCCGCTACTTCCAGGACGAGGGGCTCTTGCGCCGCGAGCTGTATGGCCGGCACCTGGCCTTCTTCAAGGCTGGCGCCACGCACCGCGAGCGCTGTTTCATGGCCGGCAACCGCGTGGGCAAGACCATTGGCGGTGCCTACGAAACCGCCCTGCACCTCACCGGCCGCTACCCGCACTGGTGGGAGGGCCGGCGCTTTGCCGGGCCCATCCAGGCCTGGGCCGCGGGTAAAAGCCTGGAGACCACGCGCGACATCGTGCAATTGGAGCTGTACGGGCCTCCGGGCCAGCCTGGCACCGGGATGATTCCGGCCGACGACATCGCCAAGGCCCGCCCCCGCGCGGGCGCCAACGGCGCGCTCGACTACCTGTGCGTGCGCCACCAGAGCGGCGGCGAATCGGTCATCGGCTTCAAATCCTACGACCAGGGCCGCAAGGCCTTCGAGGGCACCGCGCGCCACTGGGTGTGGCTGGACGAGGAGCCGCCGGTGGCGGTGTACAACGAATGCCTGACGCGCACCGCGACCACGCAGGGCTTGATTGCGATCACCTTCACGCCGCTGGAGGGGGCGACGGAGGTGGTGCTGGATTTCTTGACGAAGGGGGTGGTGGTGGGGGCGTGATCGCCATCCGACATGCCCTGGATCGGGATGTGTGACACCATCGTTGGGATGAAGGTGCTCCACCAGCCAATGCAGCAGTCTCCTGGCGCTCACGATCCCGGTGGCAGCAGAAAGCCTGCTTGGCCGGCAGGCTCCCAGATTGACGCAGAGTTTTCTGAATGCGGGATGTACCGCTATGCCTTGGGGGAGGTCTGGAATGCCGACCTGCCTATGGTCATGTTCCTCATGATGAACCCCTCTGTCGCGAGCATCGCGCACGCCGACCCAAAGCTGATCAAGTCGGGAAAGTTCGCAAGGGCCTGGGGGTATGGCGGACAGCTCGTGGGCAACGTGCATGCCTACCGAGTCACCAATAGCAAACTCCTGGCAGATTCCGGGGACCCAGTAGGCCCAGGCAATGACGCCGCATTGCTGAAAATGGCTGACAGGGCTGAAGTCGTCGTTCTTGCCTATGGCTTGCCGCCAAAGCCGTTGCGGCCAAGGGCCCGGGCGGTCACCAAGTTGCTGGGCGAGAGAAGCAGGCTCAAGGTCCTTCGGCTTACCGTCGACGGCACACCACGCCATCCGCTGTACCTGCCAAGCCATCTGCTGCCGATGGACTATATCCCTGCACAGTAGGTCGGTGCAGTGGCGTACTGCTCGCCCTGCTGCAGATCACCTCACACAGCGCCCGGCAGCAGCCTGCCCAACCAGGATCCCCCATGAGCAAAGCAGTCATCCAGGCCGGCTGGAACGATGTCCCCCACCTCGACGAAACTGCCAAGCGCGAGCTGGCTGAGAGCTACCCCGTGCACGAGCGCGAGGCGCGCATGAACGGCGTGCCCGTGCTGGGCTCGGGCAAGGTGTTCCCGGTGGCCGAGGAATCCATCGTCGTGCCGCCATTCGCGCTGCCCGCGCACTGGCCGCGCATCGTGGGCCTGGACTTCGGCTGGGACCACCCGGCTGCAGCCGCCTGGCTGGCGTGGGACCGCGACACCGATACGGTCTACGTGTACGACACCTTTCGCGTGCGTGAGACCAGCGTGGCCATGCAGGCCCCGCTGATCGCCGCGCGCGGCCGCTGGATGCCCGTGGCCTGGCCGCACGACGGGCTGCAGCACGACAAAGGCAGCGGCGAGCAGCTGGCCGGGCAGTACCGTGCCCTGGGCGTGAACCTGCTGCCCGAGCGTGCCACGTTCGAGGATGGCAGCAATGGGCTGGAGGCGGGCATTAGCGAGCTGCTCACGCGCATGCAGACCGGGCGATTCAAGGTCTTTGCGACCTGTGGCGACTGGTTGGAGGAATGGCGGCTGTACCACCGCAAGGATGGGCTGGTGGTGAAGCTGCGCGATGACCTGCAGAGCGCCACGCGGTACGGCGTGATGATGTTGCGGTTTGCGGTGGTGGAGCCGCGGGGCTCGACGTTGGGGGGCCGGTCTGCGGGGTATGGGGGGAGGAGAGGGGGATACTAA